GGGGTGGGTGAAGATGAACGCCTCTCGGGCGCGCTGGAAAATCTCATCTTCGGTTAGGGTGACGACTCGGATTTGCTTGGCGGCCTCAATGCGGGCCGCGGTCAATTCATCAAATGCGGACACGTTACTTCTCTTCCCTGACTAAGTGGTGGGCCGGAAGCTGCCCTTTATTTTCGGCCAAATCCTACATTGCAATGGCGCTTTTGTTCCCGCCTTGTTCGCGGTGGCAACGGATGACCCCGAGCATGACCATCCGTTGACCGCGAGGACGTGAAGCGCCTTGGTTACTGTCGGTTAGCCGAACCTCCCTCCCGAGCAACGGACTCCCCAGCGACTCATCCGTGAGTCGTCCGTTGAGCGCCGCTAATCGTTTGCCCGTTAACGATTGTCAACCGGGCAACGCCCGTTTTTTTGCAGGGCGTCCCTAACTTCCGATAGGTGCGGCTCCCCCACCCCTACGGGGTGAGCCAAAGTTGGGGGACGAACGGGCGCGAGGCTTCGACTAACGGCGGGCCTGAGCCCCGCCAAAACGAGCCGGGAGGTTTGCGCTCAAACCCCTTCAAACCCCCTCAAACCTCGCGGCTGGCGAGCCCAGCGGCCATGGCCGGGGTCCGGGGTGCGGGGTCCGATTCGGCTCAAAGTGCCATACCGACCCAAACCGAACACCAAACCTAAGCCCAATTTGTCTTTTATTTATATATATTTAGGGGGGTAAGAGGGGTTTAGGGGGTTTGGAAGCTGTCCCTACCTCTTTTCGCATGACCCTAGGGGGGAGGTATTGCGGAAACTGCCTAGACCCTTATTATACCGCCCAAACCCCTTAAACCCCATTTTGAGGCCCATGAACGAAACGGCTTTTGACAAAATCGCGGCCCTACTGGCCCGCGGCGAATCGGCGGCGGCGAGGGCCTATCTTGAGCACTTCCCGCACGAACATCGCGCCCCGGGCGTGCTTCGGGCTGGGCTCGCGGCTCGCGTGCTCCCCGAACACATGGAATTGTTTGAGCGGACGGCGCCATGGCTCGTGAGCGATGACGATGACCTCACGGCACGCATCAGGCTCGCGCTCGGCAAGGTTGGGCGCGACGGGCTCACCATGAACGCACTGGCCCGCAAGTTCCCCGGCGTTCCGGCCGCGGAGGTCCGGGAAAGGGCGTGGGCCATGGTCAATGTCCGCGATGTCCATGTTGAGCGCCGCCGCTCGGGTGGGCGTAAGGCTGAGGTGTTCCGGCTCTTCGATTATGCGGCTGGCATCCCATCGGCCAACATCCAAAATGACCCGGGAAGCTGGCGGCCGTTGCCGTTAGAGTGAGGTGGCCCGAAGAGGCCCGTGACCACCGCACCCCAACGCCTTGCGAAGCATCGCCGGGACAGTCCACCCACACCACGCGGCCCGGTGCCTCGCCTTGCTGCCTTACACATGTCCCGTTGGCGTTGACGGCTGACGGGGAATTATGCCCGCGCGGTGGGTGCCACGGTTGTGGCGCAATGCCCGGCAATTTGCGGGTGCGTTTGCATGGCTGTTGACACCCGGCAAAAAACCGGGTTTAAGGGGACATCAACAGGGCGAACCGCCCACCGAGTCGGAAGGGAAAAACGAAATGACCATCACCAAGGGCCGCTATACCGCCAACATCCGCCGCAACGCCGGTGGCTTCCTTGTCATCGTGACGCGCGACGGCGATTGCCTCCCCGGCATGCCCTCCAAATCCTACGGCACCGCAAAGACGGCTGAGGCCGGAGCCCGCCGCATGCTTGCCAAGGTGGCCGCGTAATGAACGTCTTTAGATGCACCCCGGACCGGAGCCTAGACCGCTACTATTTGCGGACGTGTGCAATCTATCGGTTGCTCAAGAACGGGCATGTGGACAAGGCGGGCGCAATGCAGTTGGCCCGGCGACCAATCCGCGGCATGCGGGTGAGCCAAACGCGGCTGGATGGGACGATTGAGATTTGGTTGGCCGGACCCCTCCGGCGAGCCAACTAACCGGGCCAGCGGCCCACCAACGAAGAAGGGAATGAAGATGATGAGCACCAAGCAAGCCGCCACCACTCAAGCCTATCGCCGGGCGCGGTCGCTGGGCTACGGCGTGACCGATGCCGTTGAGCAAGCCCGCTCAAGCGCAGCATATCGCAAAGCGGCCGCGGAAACGGTGCGCCGCGCAACGAAGCGGAGGGCTTGACCATGGATGCAGCGGACAAATCATGGCTCCGGCGCCAAGGCTTCGGCGCGAGCGTGCACCCCGCCGACTTGGCGCATGTCACGGAGCAAGACAGGGCGAACGCCCGGTGGCTTCTCGGCAATTTGCGGCATTACATGGGCGGCCGCTCGGAATACGACTCGGACGTGGAAAAGGTGGCCAAGGCGTTGGCCGCCGCATGCGAAAGCGACCATGGCGAGTGGAGCGATAGCCCTGTCGGCCCCGACTGAGGCCCGCCTCCCGCCACTCAACCGGCCTCGCCGCCTCACCGCGGCGGGGCCATTTCGTTTGGGATGCGCCGTCACTTTGGAAAAATCACGCGCGGTCCCGACATCATCACGGACCGCATCCCCGAGTGGAAACTCCAAGCGGCCGTGTGCGCGGACCTTGAGCGCCGCAAGAGCGAAGGCCAGCGCTTTGAATATGCCGCCAGCCTTGAGGGCGTCATCGGCAACCTCAACCCGTATCAATCGCAGTTGGCCAAGGCCACGGGCTCCAAGGCCGGTGAGCCGGACCTCCGGCTTTACTTCGACTTGGCCCGCCTCCGCTTCGTGGAACTCAAGGCGAAGGACGGAAGGCTCAAGCAATCGCAAAAGGAACGCATCCCGCTCCTAGAGGCGCTGGGCTTCACGGTGGACGTGGTTGAGGCTGAAACCGAAGCTGAAGCCGTGGCCAAGGTGGGCGCCATCGTGGACGCCGAGTTGGCCGCGTCCGGGGTCTAGCGATGCCCGCCGAACTCACGGTCGCGCTGGACGCAAAAAGCCTTGCCAAGCTTCGCCTCTTGGCCGGGGCATCGCGCATGACGGCCGCCAAGGCCCTCACGTTCACCGCCGAGCGCGCCGTCCCCGCGTGGGTGGCTGGCCAATCCATCTTCCACCATCGCAACTCGTGGATTGACCGCGGCGTGCGCATGAGGGCGGCAACCCCGGGCAACCTCAACGCCCAAGTGGGCACGCTGGACCGCTACATGGGCCGCCACATCAAGGGCATTGATGAGCCCAAGGAAGGGCGGCTCTTCATCCCCATCTATCAGGCCATTGGCGAAGCGCCCACCCACACCCGGGAGCGCCGGGCACTGGCCCGCATGCAAGACACCAAACGCAAGCCGTTCATTCTCAGGAGTGGAGGCAAGACATTCCTTGCCCGCCGGACCGGGAGGGGACGCACGCCACTCCAATTGCTCGGCGTGATTCAGGACGGCGCCAAGCACGGCAAGCCCGAACTGGATGCACTGACCATCGTGGACGCCGTGGCGCAACGGGAGTTCCCACCCATCTATGAGCGCTTGCTGTTGAAGTGGGCGGCGAGCGCCTGACCGTCCCGAGTCCATAAGCTGTCCTTATGATATAGTGCAACCATGCCCGGCATCATGCCGGGTGTGCTGACCACGGGATGGTGACCGGGCGGCCGCGAAAACCGTGTGAAATCAAACAGTTGGGTCCTCCCACGGCCGCCACCCATGCGGGTAACGCGCGAACCCCGGAACCCCCCTAGGTGTGAACTTTTTTTCCAAGGTTGTTTCTAAGGGGAAAATCGCCGGGGCTACCGTAACAGCCCCGAAAACCGGCAAAAAAACGGGCATTGGGCGTGTGTCCACCTAGCAAATTGAGGAAAATCCATGCTCATTGGCCTCACCGGGCTCGCCGGTTCCGGGAAAAGCGTAGTCGCCAACGTCCTCACCTCCGAGTTCGGCTTCACCCGCGTCAAGTTCGCTGGCCCTCTCAAGAATATGCTCCGCACGATGCTCGCGGACGCCGGTTTCTGCGAAGATGACCGCGAGCGCATGCTTGAGGGCGACCTCAAGGAAGCGCTCATCCCCGAGTTGGGCGTCACCGCGCGCCACCTCATGGTCACCCTTGGCACGGAGTGGGGCCGGGATTGCGTCCAGAAGGACATTTGGCTCCGGCTTTGGGCCGCCCAAGCGGACCGCTTTGACCGCGTGGTGGTGGATGACGTGCGCTTCCCGAACGAAGTGGACCTCATCCGGCGCCGCGGCGGCGAGATTTGGCGCATTGAGCGCCCCGGCCTCAAGGCTGGCGGCCACGTTAGCGAGCAACTGGACGCTCCGGCCGACCTCGCGTTGGTCAATGACCGCACTTTGGAGGGCCTTGAGGCCACCGTCCGCGGATTGATGGCCCGCCCGTGCGCGTAAATCGCCGCCAACTGGCGGACATCCTCGGAATCAGCATGCCCACGGTCACCGCTTGGATTGGCCAAGGCATGCCGTTCACCCGCGAGGGCTCCAAGAGCGCCGAATGGGAGTTTGAAACGCGCGAGGCCATTGAGTGGATGGCCGCCAACAAGCTGAGCCTCAAGGACAAGCGCTCGAATCGTGCCAAACCGGGCGGCGAAGAGGATGACGGCGGCCCGGAAACCATTGAAGAGGCCGAACGGCGCAAGATGATTGCGCAAGCCGACAAGGCCGAAGTCCAAGTGGCCAAGGAAGCGGGCATTTTGGTCCCGATTTCCGAAGTTGCGGGCGTGGTGGCCGAAGAACATGCCCGTGTCCGGGCTCGCTTGCTCACCATCCCCAATGAATTGCGCCCCAAGGTGCTCACCTACCTCGCGGAGGACCGCAAGGCGGGCGAGGACTTGCTCGCGGACGTGGAATCGACCGTGTTGGAGGCGTTGACGGAGATTCGTTCGTGGGCGCCGGGGCCGGAGGTGGCCGCGGAGCCCGAAACGGCCGTGGAAGAGGCCGAAGATGACGACTCTGGCGCCTCCTAAAGCCTATGCCGTTGTTGAGCGCATCCGGGAGCCCCAGCGCGAGGCGCTGAGGGCCGCCGTGTTGCGCGGGCTGGCGCGCGCTTACATGCCGCCGCCCAAAACCACCGTCTCGCAATGGGCGGACACGTTCCGCTTCCTCTCCGCCGAGTCCGCGGCGCTCCCGGGCAAGTGGAAAACGTCCAAAGAGCCGATGGCCAAGGGCGTCATGGACGCCTTTAGTGACCCCATGGTTGAGAAGGTGACGGCCATGTGCGCCGCTCAGATTCTCAAGACGGAGGCGCTACTCAATACGGCCGGTTACTTCATCCACGGGGACCCGGCGCCAATCCTCATGGTCCAACCCACCGTGGAAATGGCCGAAGCCTTCTCCAAGGACCGCGTGGCGCCGATGATTCGGGACACGCCCGTGCTCACGGAAATCTTCTCCAACAAGAGCCGGGACTCCAATGACACCATCCTCCAAAAGGCGTTCCCCGGCGGCCGCCTGAACATGACCGGCGCGAACGCACCGGCGTCACTGGCCTCGCGCCCGATTCGGATTGTGCTTTGCGATGAGGTGGACCGCTTCCCGGCGAGCGCGGGCAAGGAAGGCGACCCGGTAGGGCTCGCGGAGAAGCGCACCACCACCTTTTGGAACCGCAAGGTTGGCTTGGTCAGCACGCCCACCATCAAGGGCGAAAGCCGCATTGAGGCCAGCTATGAAGAGGGTGACCAGCGCAAGTTCTATGTGCCGTGCCCGCATTGCGGCGTCCGGCAAGTGCTCGTTTGGAAGGGCGTGAAGTGGCGCACCGGCGAGGATGGCGAAGCGGACCCCGACACCGCCCATTATGAGTGCCAAGCGGACGCGACGGACCCACACACCGGCGAGTTCGGGTGCGGCAAGCCGTGGACGGAAAGCGAGCGGCTGGCGGCCATCACGGAGGCGGGCAAGCTACCGGACGGCGGGTGGGTTGCCACCAAAGAGTTCAAGGGCCACGCCAGCTTCCACGCCTCGCAATTGGCGTCGAAGCGCGTGCCGCTCCATCGCATCGTCAAAGAGTTCCTAGAGGCCAAGCCTTTCCCGGACCGGCTCAAGACGTGGGTGAACACCGTGCTTGCCGAAACGTGGGAGGACGGCGGCGAGCGGGTGGACCCGGCCACGCTCTTCGGCCGCCGCGAGAATTACACGCCCGAAATGCTCCCGGCGAAGGTGGGCATGGTGGTGGCCGCGGTGGACATCCAAGACAACCGCTTTGAGTGCGAACTCGTAGGCTGGGGCGCGCATGAAGAGCGGTGGTCACTGGACTATGTGGTGCACTACGCGGACCCGAGCACGCCCGGCTATTGGGAGGCGCTGGACGCGGTGCTCTTGCGCACCTTCCCGCACCCCACCGGCGCCACGCTCAAGGTGGAGGCTTCGTGCATCGACTCCGGCGGCCACCACACGCAAGCCGTCTATGATTTTTGCCGCCCGCGCTTCCACCGGCGGGTGTTCGCAATCAAGGGCATCGCCGGGCCGAACAAGCCGATTTGGCCGAAGAAGGCCACGCGCAACGTGGCCAAGAAAACAGACGTGTTCATCATCGGCGTGGACCAAGCCAAGAGCGTGATGCAAGCGCGCCTTCTCATCACGGCCGATGACCCGGCCGTGGGCGCCCCGGGCTATTGCCACTTTCCCAAGCTGGACGTGTATGACCACGCCTACTTTGACGGGCTCACCGTGGAGAAGGCGGTGACCAAGTATAAGTTCGGGCGGCCGGTCAAGGAGTGGCATTGCCCGGACGGCAAGCGCAACGAGCCGTGGGATAACTGTGTCTATTCCTATGCGGCGCTCAAGAGCACGCCGGTGGACATCCG